CAAGAGTAATCTCAGGAGGTGAGGTTTCGTTACTAACATAACTCCCACACTTGATAATATCAGCATCACCATCAGCACCGAACTCACCGTCACCATCGTTGTGGGCGAAGAGGTAGGCAACGTAGGTGCGTCCTGATATGTTACCATACGAACCAACAGAAAATTCAGTAGAAGTAGGCGTTGTATTATTCCAAGCATTTGCGCTAGAAACAGCTTGTGTCGTGGCATTAAGTTCAAGGAATTGTTGATTTGTCAGCCCATTGTGGTAGCTAAACCACTGCATTTCAGCGTTGGTGGCTTTCATAAATAAAGCACCTACTGTTGCACCTAAGTTATGGCTAATAGTTCTTGCACCAGTTCCATCCCCGCTCCATGTAACGCATGTAAAGAACTTAGGGGCTTTGCGGAATGTCCAAGAGACATTAGTGCTACCTGAATAATTAATCGCAGACTCGCTACCAAGATCGTAACCGTCTGAGTTAAAACCAATAACGCTAGACTCAGAGATGCTGGCAGATGTAGCGTTTGACCTCAAGCCATTGCCAGCACCCCGCTCAGTGTCAACTAAGATGTTTTGGTTGCCACTCGATCTACGCTTACTCCAAACCAAACCACCTTCGCCATCAAGGTCAATGCCGTTGGTGATCGTTTGTGTAGAGCTATTGCCCTCATACAAGTAAGTCGAGAACACTTCTTCTACGTTCAGGGCTTCACCCCCAGTAGCATTACCAGCCGCAGCCTGTAGCATCTTTTTCTTAGTAGCCATTATTGTAGCTCCTTATGCTAATGCTTGACCCGCAGTGAAGCCGTACCAGTTAGTCCCACCGTCACGGGTGGTGAACACAAAGATGTCCTTAGCACTAGCAGTGGCTGTCAGAGTAGGAGCAGTAGCAGCAGGCCAGTCAACACTTGAGGGCCATGTGACTGTGTAGCCAGAGGCACCGCTGTCTTGGATGATCTCAATGCTGAACGTGTAGGACGTACCGCTTGCAGGAGGATTGCTGAATGTAAACGTGGTGTTCTCTGTCAGCGTATGGCTGAACGAGTTGCCGCTGTGACAGTTGACCGTTGTGGCGTTGCTTGAAGATGTGACTGCTGCGTAGGTCTCGTTGTAGCTGTCGGCTATAAGTTCGCCAGTGATGTCAACGTCGCCAGTGTAAGCCGCGCCCATCTTGGCATCAATCTGGGTTTGAATTGCAGAAGTTACACCGCTAACATAGTTAAGCTCGGCTGTCGTAACAGTCGCGCCATCAAGGATGCTTAGCTCTGCATTGCTAACGCCGCCAAGCAGCGTGTCTAAGCTGTCCCAGTTTCCGTTAATGTAACCACCCCAAGCGTCTTCGTCGCCGCCTACGGTTGGCTTATTCCAAGAATAATTTGTCGTTGTCGTAGGCATTATGCGGCCCTCTCTAAGTAGTCTGCTTCTGTCCAAGTCGTTGATGGATCAGATGCGTCTGTCCATATGGTTGTCGGGTCGGGTGCGTCTTCCCATTTATATCTAGCATTCACAGCAGGCGTAAACGCAATATTGTCGGAAACCGCAACATTTCTTATCCTGATATACCCTATATCGGAAGAAATTGAAATAGCAGCAGTAGATGAGCCAACTACGTCATAAACGCCACGCGCCGTCGTCGTAAACGAAATTGCTGTTGAGGACGAAACATTGCGCGTAATCCCGCCAGCAACGCTAACAGAAAACGCAATACTGGCAGTTGCGCTGGCATCTTCCGTGCTGCGGTTCTCACCGTAAATATACGAGCCGTAAGTGTTTAAGCCATAACCCGGACGGAAACCGGGGATAACCTCATATGTAATCGCAGATACGTTTGCAATGCCGCCAAGACTTATGCTGGCCGACGCGTCAACAACGCGAACACCCGTAGGCTGTGACGCAACAAACGCAATGGACGCAGACGATGACGCTTCAACAATCGTAACAGCAGACGCAGATGCAGAAACGCCAATAGACGCAGAAACAGCGCCCTGCGTCGTCTCAGGCTCGCCGTATAACCCAGAGTTGAAAACCCCTGAGTTATATGTGGAGCGCAAGGCCATTAGCTTGCCGTAATATCAAGGTCGCCAGTTGGAATGCGGAACACATCGCCATCGTTGATGGCTTTGGCAGTGTCGAGCGCAGAATGGATAATCATGTTGCCGCCAGAAGACGCGTCCATGATGCCGATCCATCCGATTGTACCCCAGTTGCCACCGCTGGCTGCCGGAAACTCAATCGACGCTGTGTTCGACGCCGTGTCGCCAGTGACGCTGAATGTAGCAGAAACGCGGGCATAACCAGAACCGGACACCTCAGTGCCAGCAGTGCCAGTGTCAGTTGGGTCAGATGTAAACAAGCCGACATACCAAGCTGTCGGGCGGGTTACGCTACCAGTTGTCAACAAATACTGAAGCGTACTTGTCTCAAAAGCATTTGTTAATGACATGGATTTCTCCGTTAGATATATCTGTGGCGGTTATACACCAGTTTCAGTTTAATAGCTAGTCACGCGCATACGGATGCCAGAACCAGCAAATCGAGTGTCATCTGACGCCCTTTGCAGCGATTGCATTGCAGCTGAATAAAGTGCAGCCCAAGTCTCAGCCCGTGCGTCGTCATTCAAGTAAGGCGCAGACTGGATTAACGCGCCATACAAGTAAACGTCAGGCGCATCGCGCAGTAGCCAGTTATCAGCGTTGCTGTCGCTCAACTCAGGCGTCTTTGCGTAATATTGAAGCTGCATTGTGTACTCGCCATCAGGCGTTGGAAACACCTCAATGGTATCGCCAATGTTTGCGTAAAAACGCGGACGACCCGCAATGTCAGAATTGCGCTCACGATACTCAAGCATGTCATCGCGCGAAATCAACTCAAGGCGATACGTTGTGCCAGATGTAATGCCAAAGCGAACAGTCTCAATCCAATCAGCAGGCATCTGCACATAGCGGCTGTGTAGCGTAGCATCAACGCGGTTGACCATCTTGTAATGCCGCAAGTCACGATTGATGCCAGCTTCCGCCAAACTAATAAAATCAGGAATAACCGCCGTAAGATCGTCGCGGTTCAGCCAGTTGGCGATGCTAGACTTTAGCTCTGCGTAAGTTGTGATTGCCATTTACATATAATCCTTAATTGGCACGCGACTGCATATACCTGTTAAAAGCCCTTTGCATCCATTCTGGATTTTGAAGCTCTCGCGTAAATCCGCCATCGTCGGAAAGAAATTTTACAAACTCTTGATATTCAGCATTATTTTGAGTTGGCATTTGCATAGACGAGGGTATTGCCTGTTGAGAAACACGATTACGGTTTGCCGTCTCCATATCAGAAAGTTGACCACCTAAACCCGGTGTCATTTGAGAAGCACGATTACGGTTTGCCATTTCCATGTCAGAAAGCTGACCGCCTAAACTCGGTGCCATCTGCCCAACTCGATTACGGTTTGCCATCTCCATATCAGAAAGTTGACTGCCTAAACTTGGTGCCATCTGTGCAGCGCGACTACGATTCGCCATTTCCATATCAGAAAGCTGATTGCCTAAACGAGTTTGAAGCAAACCGGGAGACTGAACGGGAGCGCCGCCGGGCGTAACGCCCATAGCGCCAGACTGCGCAGCTGCCTGCTCAGCTGGACCGCCAGCAGCATTTAATCCACCGCCGTCAAACAAATCAACGTACCAAGGAACATACTCACGCGTCTGCTCGTTAAAATAACCCGGCAAGCTATCTTTGTTCGTAATGCCAATCATCTCATCGCCAATTGCGCCAGCCTGCGCTGCGCCGCGCGTACCAAGCAAAGACTGCAAGCCGCCAAGGCCAAGCTCTTTGCTGCGCTTTGACGAAATGTCGCCTAAGAAATCAAAAATACCCATAACTTACTTCCCGTATTTTTTAGCAAGGCATTTGCCAGCACGCTTACATGCTGCGGGGGTGGGGCAACCTTTACATGGTTTCATGTCATCATCCTCTAGCTTTTCTGCACATTAGCACAGTTTATCTGATAATACCACGCAGGCTGCATATCACACATCCTCAATGTCCGCTAGAACCTTCTCCATACGCGCATTTAGCTTCCAATG